TCAATCGCCGTGGTGGCGGACCGAAACACCGGCGAGAAGGTGGCGGAATGGGTGTCAAACATCACGAGCATTCATGAGTTCGCCCGCGTGGTAGTGGCGTTGTGCTACTACTTCAGCTTCGGGGACAGGCCCGCATTCCTCGTCTGGGAAGGCAACGGGCCGGGGATGTCGCTGGCGAAAGTCATCCTGAACGAACTGAACTTCCGCAACGTCTATTACCGCAAGGATGAACTGCGGTCCGGCAAGGTCTCGAAGGATCGCATCCCCGGCTGGATGTCCACGGAAGATTCCAAGCGGGCGCTGCTGATTGAGTACCGCGAGGCACTCGGGATGGGGCGGTTCATCAACCCGTCGATCGAGTCGCTGATGGAGTGCCGGGAATTCAAGTGTCAGCCGGACGGGCGGATTGAACACCAGCGTCTGGCCATGATGAAAGACGGGGCGAAGAACCACGGGGACCGCGTGATTGCGGACGCCATCGCGGCGATGCTGTGTATGCCTACCGTCGTCAGGAATGAAACAAAAGAGCCGCGCCCGCAGGCGTCTTACCCAGTGGGCAGTATCGGCTGGTTGAGACAGCAGGAAGCTCGTGAGTCCCGCCAGAAATTTCGCCCGAGGTATTGAGCATGATCGACCCGAGATCGGAAGTCGGACTCACGGAACTGAACAATGCGATTCGCAAGTCGAATCTGCGGATGGAACCGTTCCGCGACAACTACAAGCAACTCATCGCGCAGTACGTCGGTAGCAGCTACTCGCCATCGGTGGGCGTGGAAGAAAATCCGCTGAATCTGCTCGAAGTCGCGGCGACGATCTACACGCAGAGCCTGATGGCGAAAGCCCCGCAGGTTACGGTGCGGACAAAGCAGGATCGGTACAAGGCCGCTTCGCTCAAGCTCGAAGCCCTGATCAACCAGGAACTGAAGTCGCCCGCGATCAAGGAAGCCCTGCAACGTGCGGTCATCGCGTCGATCTTCGGCATGGGACTGGTGAAGGTGGGCATCAAGTCGGCGGGGACGATCTCCGTCATGGGCGAGGAGACGGACTACGCGACCCCGTACATCGAACCGATCCTGCTGGAGAACTGGGTGCAGGATATGTCGGCGGCAACGATCGACGAGGCCGACTACTACGGCCACTACATCGACATGCGGTACGACGACCTGAAGGACAACCCGGATTTCGACGAGCAGGTGCGGAAGGAGATTCGCCCGACGGAGAAAAAGTCAGGGACTGACGATCCGCTCAATGACCTGTCTGGCGACCCGACTGAAGGCCGCATCGGGAAGTGGTGCCGCGTTCTTGAAGTGTTTCTCCGTCGCGAAAAATTGATCGTGACCTACTACCCGGACTACCTGACCGCCCCGCTGATGGTGCGGGACTGGGAAGGCCCACCGGGTGGCCCATGTCACGCCCTGTTCTACAACGACGTGGAAGGGAACAGTATGCCGCTGGCTCCCGCGTTGACGTGGAAGCCGCTGCACGAGATGGCGAACAGCGTGTTCCGCCAGATTCACCGGCAGGCCGAGCGGTCGAAGCAGATCGGGATTGTCCCGAACAACAACGAGGACGACGCCCGCAAGATCATGGACGCGAAGGACGGGGAAGTCGTGTCGGCGGCGGACCCGCAGGCAATTGTCGAGCAGCAGTACGGCGGGATCGACCAGCGGAACTTCGCCTACTTCATGCAACTCAAGAAGGAGTTCTCGTGGGCGGCGGGGAACCTTGACACCCTCGGCGGGCTGGGGTCGATGGCCAACACGGCCACGCAGGACCAGATTCTGAACACCAACTCGTCGGCCCGGATCACCGCCATGTCGGCGCGCGTGAGCGAGTTCACCAAGCGAGTCGTGACGGACTTCGCGTACTGGATGTGGACGGACCCCGCCATTACCTACGAAGTGATTCTTCAATCCCCGATGGGACCAATCCCGAGCGTGCTGCAGCCGGACGAGCGGGGCTACGACTTCTTCCTGAACGAACTGGAACTGCAACCGTACTCGATGACCGAGCAGCCGCCATCGGCCAAGCTGTCGCAGGTCAGTCAGGTGATGACGCAGATCATTCTGCCAATGGCTCCGATGCTTCAACAAGCCGGGATCACGCCGAACGTACCGGAGTTCCTCAAACTCATCGCCCGCTACAGCAACATGCCGGAGATCGCGGACCTCGTGACAGTGAACGGTCAGCCGCTCCAGATGGGGACGCCGGATGTCTCCAAGAAAACGCCGATGACCCCGCCGGTCAAAGTCTCAACCGAGAACCGCGTGTCTCGCGGGGCCGGGGGTATGCAGGGGGACGAGACGACCCTGATTAACCAGATGATGGCTCAAGGCGGCAGGCCGCAACAAGGCGCATAAAAGCCGCAATAAATCGCAATGTTTTTTGCGGTGTTCGGTGGTGTTCGACACCGAACAGTCGAACAGTGGAAACAGCACAACCCCATAAGGAGCCATGTGTTACGGAAAGTGTTCGACACGGATGTCGAACGATCGAACACCTCCGCGAAAAATCGCGATGATTTATTGCGGAGCGGACATTCGCGCGGACAAAAAGCGGACACTTAATTTTGACTTAATTTTGACTTAACGACAGTCCCTCGCCGCTCCCCGCAGCGAGGTTCACATGGTGGAGTTCAATGGAGAGTTCACCCAAGAGGTGTACGAGCAGTTGGCGAAGCAGCAGAAAGAACGCCGGGCGACGGAGCTTGCCATTCACGGCATGACCCTGCGACCGAACGCGCAGATTCACAGCATCGCCTCGGGCGTCCAGCCGAATCAGATCGCCGAAGCGGTCGCCGAGGCGGCCAAGTACGGGCTGCACGTCGAGTACGACAAGAAGGGCAATCAGGTCTTTCGGTCGTACCGGCAGCGTGATCAGGTGCTGCGAAAAAAGGGGTGGGTAGTTTACGACAACAATGGGGATTGACAAAATCGGACAAGTTTGTCTAATTTAGGCGAAGCCCTTCCCCCAGCCGCTCCCCCAAGGCTGATGGGTATGTCGGAAGAAGTTCTCGAATCTGGGTCGCCAGATGTTTCCGCGTCCACCGATACGCTCGGTGCCGATGCGTCTGATTCGCTTTCCACGCCCGAGGCTCTCAGTCAACTGGAAGCCCAGTGGGATTCTGTCTTGGCGGACGAAACCGCCCGAAACGAACCGTCTGAGTCTCCCGCGCCGGACGCGGTAGCTACTGGGGAGCGGCCTGCTGCTCCGGCCGGGAGTTCTCAGACTGCGCCACAACAGGCCCCGCAGGCCCAGTGGACGCAACAGGACTTTCAGTACGCACAGGCGTTGGGTGTTTCCCAGCGGGACTTGCAGCGGATCGGTGACCCGAACGTCTTTCGCTCGATGGTCAACCGCTTTGGCGAGTTGATGCAAAGGCAAGCCGCTCCGGCCCCGCAGGCCCAGCCGCAACAGCAGTACCAAGGGTTCCAGCCGTACAAGCTGCCCGGTGACGAGGAACTGTACGACGAAGGAATCCGTGGTGCGATTGGGCACTTCAACCAACACCTTCAGGGTGTTCACGCTCACTACGAGCAGCGGTTCCAGCAGTTGGCTCCGGTGCTGAATCAGTTCCAGCAACACCTGCCCTATCTGGCGCAGATGCAACAGTCGGCCCAGCAGGCGGCGCAACAGGCGTTCTACGACCAGTTCGATGCCGCACTGGATGGATTGGATGAGACGATCGTCGGGCGAGGGAAGGTTTCCGCCTTGAGCGATGCGTCGCAGAAAGAGGCCCGCAGGCAAGTCGCCCAGCAGGTTGAAAAAGAGATCGCTTACCACCGAAGCCGAGGCGATGCGATGCCGCCTTTGGATCAGATGGCGAAGCGAGCGTTCCACGGACTGTTCTTCGACCGACTGACTCAACAGCAGAAGGTCATGGTTCAGGGTCGCGTGGCGGATCGGATGAGGCAGACCACTGCGTCACCGGCCCGGAAAGCAGTTACCGCGTCGGCTCAGTCACGCCTTGACGCCCAATGGGATCAGGTTCTCTCGAACCGCTAATGAGGAGCATCGCACATGGCAATTCAGTTGCTGGATATCGCCGACCTGGTTCTCAGCCAGATCGCGGAGTTTGAAGAAAAGGGCGTCATCGACTTGTTCCAGACGCTCCGGGAATACAAGGCCGAAGAGTGTATCGGCATGATGAAGTCGGAAGGGGCCGAAAGCCACTCCTACAAGTGGAATCTGGTGACGGCCTCGAACAACCCGGCGCAGATGGTCGGCGTGGGGCAGACCCTCAACCCGACGATCGCCAACCTGCAACAGCAGGCCACGATCTCGTTCCGTCAGGCGAACACGAACTGGTCGTACGACGATCAGGAAGTGTCGGCCAACGAGGGCGGCAAGCGCCGGATCGTGGACATGATCAAGACGCGGCAGATGGACGCTATGCGTTCGCTGGCCGATGTCGTGGAAAACCAGTTCTGGGGTCGCCCGGTCTCCAGCACTGACAACCTGTCGATGAACGGGATCAAATACTGGCTGGTCCAGAACGCCACCCTCGGGTTCAACGGTCAGTTGCCCGGCGGCGGATTCACGGATGTCGCGGGTGTTTCGCCTTCGACGACCACGAACTGGCGCAACTACACCGGGGCGTTCTCGGCGATCGACATTCCGAACTTCATCGACAAGCTGGACGATGCGACGTGGAACACGTCCTTCAAGTCGCCGGTCTCGATGAATCAGTTGGGCACCGGCAGCAAGATGCCGAAGCATGCCTACTTCACGACGTGGGACAACCACAAGCAGATCGTGCGGTTGATGGAAACGCGACGGGATAACATTGGCCCGGAAAGCGCTCCTGACCTCGGCCTGTACTGGGGCAAGGCTCACTACCGTGGCAACCCGATTCACGCCGTGGCGTGGTTGCAGACCAACACGACGAACAATCCGTTCTACGGGATCAGCTTCGACGACTGGGTTTACAAGTACCACAACGGGTGGAAGCAGAAGACCTACCGCCCGATGAAGGACAAGACCCAGCCGACGATGAACACGGTTCACGTCTACACCGAAGGGAACTTCGTCTGCCTCAACCGGCGGAAGAACTTCGTGCTTTACAACAGCACGAGCGGATCAGCCGACACGTAATCAGAAGCGAACCGCGTTTCTTCCCCACAGAATTTTTCTCCTGAAGGAGTTTCATTATGGCAGATGTTGGTGGCATCCTGGTTCCGTCCTCGTCCTACCGGGGCGTGTCGGAACCGATCCTGAAGAACCTGTCGTTCGAGCGTGGCACCCTCTACGGGCGCGAAGGCTACACCTACTTCAACGACTTCCTGTCTGGCAGTGCGGCGCTGACGACCCATGCCGGAACGGGCTGTACCGTCACTGGTACACCGGACCTTGCTGGTGGCGGCGTCCGCATTTCGATGGACGGCACGGCCAACGACGAAGCGAACTGGGGTCCAGCCGATTCCAGTTCGGCTCCGTACGCGATCAACACGGCGAGTGATGTCGGGCGGGTGGCGTTCGAGATTCGACTGAAGAAGTCGCTCGTGTCAAACAACTCGCTGGCGTTCGTCGCCGGGCTGGGCAAGAGGGGTCTCGTCGCCGATGCCCTGTTGGCGGACTCGACGGGTGCGCTGGCTGACGTGGACTTCATCGGCTTTCAGGTTCTGAACGCTGCTGGGGGCACGGTCAACTTTGTGTACCGCAAGACCGGCCAGACTCTCCAGACCGCGATTGCGGGCGTGGCGACCATGACGGCCGACACGTTCATCAAGCTGGGCTTCGTCTACGAACCCCGCGCTGAGTCGAGTAAGCGAATCCGCGTTCTGGTGAACGGCGTGGAAAGCACGACCTACGTCACCGGGACGAACATTGCGGCGGCGACGTTCCCGCTCGCGGTGGCTCTCAATCCCGTCGTCGGGGCGCTGGTTGGATCGGGCGCGGCCGCTGCCACTCTCGACACGGACTGGCTCTTTGTTCATCAGGAAACGGCGTAATCAATGGCGAGAAATCGCGCGATGGAGAACGAGGCGCTCCAGCAAATGCTGGGGCGACCTCATCTCTCCGACTGGAAACCGTGGCCGAGTCTCGACAAGGCCATGACCACCCTCTCCGACTCGCTTCAAGCGTGCGGGGACTCAATGACGTTCCGCGACATGGCGCTCTTGTTGGCGTTGTTCCCGGAGCCAGTAGCCGAAGTCAAACAGGCGGCCACCCCAGCAAAGGCAGCGAATGGCGGAAACGGGGCTAACACTGGACCTGCAAACACTGCGACTGTTCGCGGTTGAGCAGTTCTACGGCGGGGCCGGGGACTACTCGGCCCTGACAGCCGGTGAGCAGAGCCGCGTTGATCGTTGTATCAACGCTGGCCTGCGGCAGTTCTTTCAGCCTCCCGCTATCGGCAACCGCGTTCATGCGTGGTCGTTCCTGCGGAAGAATGGAATCATCACGCTTCAGGCTCCGTACCTGACGGGCACAGTCACGATCGCGGCGGGTGTCGTCACGCTGGCGGGTGGGACATTCCCGTCGTGGGCGGCGGCTGGAACGATCCAGGTCAACGCCACGGACTACGAGGTGTCAACCCGCGACTCGGGCACGCAGGTCACGCTGGTTGATACGGCGGTCACGGCGGCGGCGGGCACGTCCTACACGCTGATGCAGGACGATTACGACCTGCCGGAAGATTTCGGCTTCATGCTGCAATCGCCGACCTACGCTCCGAGCCAGACAACCCGAAGCGAGTTGCGGCAGGTTTCCGAGTTCGAGATTCGCAACCTGCGTGAGTCGGACAACGAATCGGCCCTCGAATACCCGTCGCTTTACGCGATCCGGGCGAAGGTCAACGACCCGACTCTCGGCAGCCGGTCAGAGATCATCTTCTGGCCGAACGTCCGCACGTCCACGCTCATCTACTACCGCTACGAAGTGCGGCCCGACGTGTTGACGACGACGAACAAATATGGCTGGGGCGCGTCGGACCACAGCGAGACGCTGAAGGACTCGATCCTCTCAGCCTTCGAGTTTCATATCGACGGGCAGCAAGGCCCGGCCCACCAGAAGTTCATGCAAAGTCTTCAGGCGTCGATCGAGCGCGACAAGCGAAACGGGTCGTCTGGGAACCTTGGCTACAACGGAAACGGAACAACAAGCGGCATGCGCATGTTGTCAAACCCAGTTGTTTATCGCGGAGCAGGAGATTCTCCATGAGTCGTCCCTTGGATTTGGCGGCGGTGCAGATCGCTCAGGGTGTGTACGAGTACCCGATCGCGTTCATCAACGGCAAGAAGGTTCAGGCCGCCGGGAATACCGTTCCGGCGGATGGCTCGGCGGGCTACATGCCGGGCTGCACGTTCCAGCACCTGGACGGCGGTGACGGCACGTCGTTCTACGTCAATGAAGGCACGGTCGCTTCCTGCGACTTCAACGCGGTGAACCCGTAATGATCCGAGTCGGCGTACTGAGTCCCGTGTTCTGCACCGGGGGAGTCGAGCGGTGGCTGATTGCCCTCGCCAAGAATCTCCCGGAACAGGTCTGCATTGTCGGTATGGGCCTCTCGCCCGGTGCCCCGACAGATCGGGACTCGGTACGCGAGTTGTCGCACTTCGTTCCGATCTTCGGGACGAAGCGGTTCTCGGATATCGGGAGAGACTCGGCGGAGTTTGTCTATCGGTTCGACACTTACGCCGAGGTGTGCGACCGTGTTTGCGACTGCGACATCCTGCTCGTCTGGGGCGATACGACCGTCCCTGAATGGTACACGGGCGTTGTCGTTGCCGTGGCTCACGGAGCGGTGGACTGGTCCCGGCGGCAGATGGAGAAGTACGACGGTCCGCGAACTCGATACGTGGCGGTCTCGCGGGAAGCCCTCAAGGCGATCCCGCTAGGCCGTCGCAAGGATGCGGTGGTGATTCACAACGGGGTCGAGTTGGATCGACTCTGTCCGCGAGCAACACAGCGGGAGTTGAAGCTGCAACACGGGGTTCGCCCAAAGACAACCGTGGTCGGCTACATTGGTAGATTCTCGGAAGAAAAAGACCCGACTGCGGCGGCAAGAGCGGTGAAAGAGTTGAATGCTCACCGCAAAAATACCGTCGCGATGTACTGCGGAACGGGGATGGACGGCGGGGAAACCGAGCGGAAGGTGACGGAACTGCTCGGAAAGA